GCCAAACAAGAAGTCAGCGTTGACGTGTATCAGCGGATCAGCATTACCCAAGCCCTAGAAGCCGCGCAAACCAGAGTGCTAGAGAATGCAAAAACCGATCTATACATCAGCCGAAGAGCAGACGTTGATGACGCGGTTGTGGTCACCCGCGATAGCGAACGATCCTGAAGCGTTTGTATTGTTCGCGTTTCCTTGGGGGCAACCGAACACACCGTTAGCTAAGTTCCAAGGCCCGCGCAAATGGCAGCGCGAGATCCTGCGCGACATTAGTAAGCACATCAAAGCCAACGAAGGCAAGGTCAACATGGACACGCTACGCGAGGCGGTGTCCAGCGGTCGGGGTATTGGTAAGTCGGCGTTAGTTAGTTGGTTAATCTTGTGGATGCTATCCACGCGTATTGGCTCAACCGTCATCGTCAGCGCCAACAGTGAGGCGCAGTTAAGGTCGGTCACCTGGGGCGAACTGACCAAGTGGCAAGCGATGATCATCAACAGCCACTGGTGGGAGATCAGCGCGACTAAGATCGTACCGGCGCAGTGGCTGACCGAACTGGTCGAGCGCGACTTAAAGAAAGGTACGCGTTACTGGGCAGCGGAAGGCAAACTCTGGTCAGAAGAAAACCCAGACGCTTACGCCGGGGTACACAACCACGACGGCATGATGTTAATCTTCGACGAGGCCAGCGGTATTGCTGACGCGATCTGGGCGGTGGGTGCCGGGTTCTTTACCGAGAACATCCTAGACCGCTATTGGTTTGCGTTTAGCAACCCCCGGCGTAACAGCGGGTATTTCTTTGAGACCTTTAATAGTAAGCGTGACTTTTGGCAAACGCGCCAGATTGACGCCAGGACGGTCGAGGGTACGGACAAGCAGGTCTACGAGCAGATCATCGCGGAATACGGCGAGGATTCGATCCAGGCGCGCGTTGAAGTCTACGGCGACTTCCCAAGCGCGGGCGAAGATCAGTTCATCTCGCCAATGATTGTCGAGGACGCATTCAAGCGGCCTAAATACAAGGATGAAACCGCACCTATAGTAATAGGGGTCGATCCGGCAAGGGGTGGACTGGACTCAACTGTGATTGTTGTCAGGCGAGGCCGTGACATCGTGGCGATCAAACGCTACAAGGGTGAAGATACGATGTCAATTGTCGGTCGTGTGATTGACGCGATTGACGAATACAAACCAACGTTAACTGTGATTGACGAAGGCGGTTTGGGCTACGGTATACTTGACAGGCTAACGGAACAGCGGTATAAGGTACGAGGGGTAAACTTTGGTTGGAAAGCCAAGAACCCTGTAATGTGGGGCAACAAGCGGGCTGAAATGTGGGGCGCGATGCGCGAGTGGCTACGGTCAGCCAGCATCCCGCAGGACAAGATGCTCAAAGATGATTTAGTTGGGCCGATGAAAAAGCCCAACTCGGCGGGAACGATCTTTCTGGAAGGCAAGAAAGAAATGAAGTCTAGAGGATTGGCATCACCTGACGCAGCCGACGCGCTGGCGGTGACATTTGCCTATCCTGTAGCGCATCGTGAGTACACGGAAAAAGCGCGTACGATTGTTTCCAATAGGGCTACAATGTCTGGATCTTGGATGGGTGCATAATGCTCAAAAAATCTGCTTCACCTAAAGCATTTAAAGAAAACATCAAGACTGAAGTAAAGGCCGGTAAGCCGGTCAAGCAAGCAGTCGCAATTGCTTACGCAACCAAACGCGCGGCGGCAAAGAAATGAGTAAACCCGGACTTTATGCCAACATTCACGCCAAGCAGGAACGCATTAAAGCCGGTTCTGGCGAAAAGATGAACAAAGTTGGCAGCAAAGCAGCGCCAACGGCCAAAGACTTTAAAGAGTCTGCAAAGACGGCCAAGAAAAAGTGAAGAAAGTTTCTTTATCTGTTGGTCGCGGCGAGAAGTTGCCGGTTAGCAAGGGTGCGGGGCTAACGGAAAAGGGACGCGAGAAGTACAACGCTGCGACTGGTAGTCATCTGAAAGCACCAGCGCCAAACCCCAAAACTGAAGCAGATAAAGGCAGGAAATCCAGCTTTTGCGCTAGAATGGAAGGGGTTGTAGCCCACGCAAAAGGCGATGCGGAGCGGGCTAAGGCGTCACTTAAACGCTGGAAGTGTTGATGTCTGATTACACCGGGATTAACGCTGTTGGTAACGTAGCGCTTGGGGGCAAACCACTCAAGAGCGACTCGGACGTGTTGTCAACGGCGCGGGATCGCCTGTCAATGTCAATCTCGGCGTATTCCGAATCTAGGGAAGATGAGTTAGACGATCTGCGGTTTTACGCGGGGTCACCGGATAACCAATGGCAGTGGCCGGCAGATGTGCTGGCGACCCGTGGTGCGGTGCAGGGGCAGACGATCAATGCGCGGCCATGCTTGACTATAAATAAGCTGCCGCAGCACGTTCACCAGATCACAAACGATCAGCGCCAGAACCGGCCTAGCGTCAAGGTTATTCCGGTTGATGACAACGCGGACGTTGAGGTTGCCGAGATTTTCAACGGCATGGTGCGTCACATTGAGTATATCTCAGACGCAGATGTGGCCTATGACACGGCCTGCGAGAACCAAGTCGCCTATGGCGAGGGCTACATCCGGGTCCTGACCGAGTATTGCGACGACGATACGTTTGATCAGGACATCAAGATTGCGCGGGTACGCAATAGTTTTAGCGTCTACATGGACCCGCTGATCCAAGACCCATGCGGCAGTGACGCCAAGTGGTGTTTTATTACTGAGGATCTGTCAAAAGACGAATACGCAAGGCTTTTCCCGAATGCGTCGCCTTTGTCAACGCTGGAAACGCTAGGTGTTGGGGATCAAAACCTGAGCCAGTGGCTCAACACTGACACAATCCGTATCGCAGAGTATTTTTACTGCGATTACGAACGCAAAAAGTTGAATTTGTACCCTGGAAACGTGACTGCGTTTGACGGTACGCCAGAAGACAAGCAGTTGAAGGCGGTTTACGGCACGCCAAAGAAGTCGCGCGACGCAGAGATCAAGAAGATCAAGTGGTGCAAGATCAACGGCTACGAAATCCTTGAAGAGCAAGAGTGGGCCGGTAGTTGCATCCCCGTTGTGCGGGTAGTCGGTAACGAATACGAAGTTGAAGGCCGCATTTACATCAGCGGGCTAGTGCGTAACGCCAAAGATGCGCAACGGATGTACAACTACTGGACTAGCCAAGAAGCAGAAATGCTGGCGCTGGCTCCAAAAGCCCCGTTTATTGGTTATGGCGGTCAGTTTGAGGGGTATGAAACCCAATGGAAGACCGCAAACACCCAAAATTGGCCGTATTTGGAGGTCAATCCAGATGTAACGGACGGTCAGGGTGCGGTTTTGCCGTTGCCCCAACGTGCGCTGCCGCCAATGGCCCAAACTGGCTTGATTCAAGCCAAAATGGGCGCGTCCGAGGACATCAAGTCTGCAACTGGACAGTACAACGCATCACTTGGGCAAACATCCAACGAACGTTCCGGCAAGGCTATTTTAGCCCGCCAGCGTGAGGGCGATGTTGGCACTTACCATTACCAAGACAACTTGGCGCGGGCGGTTCGTTACGTTGGACGCCAGTTGGTTGACCTAATCCCCAAGATTTACGACACGCAGCGCATCGCTCGCATTATCGGGCTGGATGGCGAGACGAAGATGGTCAAGATTGATCCTACGCAACAGGAACCTGTGCGTAAGATCCAAAATCAAGAAGGGATTGTGATCGAAAAGATCTACAATCCGTCTGTTGGCAAGTACGACGTGGTGGTTGCAACGGGTCCGGGCTACGCTACAAAGCGTCAGGAAGCGCTGGAAGCAATGGCTCAACTGCTACAGGGTAATCCGCAGTTGTGGACCGTGGCGGGCGATCTGTTTGTTAAGAACATGGACTGGCCGGGCGCTCAAGAAATGGCAAAGCGGTTTGCCAAGACGATTGATCCAAAACTGATGGGAGACGCCGAAGAAAATCCACAATTGCAAGCCGCGCAGCAGCAGATGCAAGCGATGGCGGCTGAATTGGATCAACTGCACCAGATGTTGCAGAATGTCGGCAAGTCTATGGAAGCGCAGGACATGGAGCGCAAGGACTACGAAGCCAAGATCAAGGCGTTTGACGCTGAGACTAAGCGCATCGCTGCGGTCCAAGCCGGAATGTCCGAAGAGCAGATCCAAGATATTGTCATGGGTACGCTACACGGCATGATCACCTCTGGCGATCTGGTTGGCGAGATGCCTGGGCGGGAAACGAAAGAAATGTTGCCAGAATCGGCTGAGTACGGAGCACCACAATGAAAGCCGCTGATTTCGTAGGTCTGCTATTCTTGGGGCGTGATGTAGCCCATAGCGTACACCTGAACACCCGCAGTTTCAGCAAGCACAAGGCGTTGCAGAAGTTCTACGAACTGATTATTGAGGCTGCGGACGATTTTGCTGAAGCGTACCAAGGCCGGCACGGTCTGATTGGTCCGATTACGTTGATGTCAGCCAAGAAAACGACTAATATCATAGAATTCTTGGAAACTCAGTTGGCTGAGATTGAAGCCGCTCGATACGAAGTTGTTGACAAGACTGATATGGCTTTGCAGCAGTTGATCGACAACATTATCGAAGTCTATTTGAGAACCCTCTACAAACTACGCTTTTTGGCGTGAGGTAATTATGGCTGCGACATACAAATATCTAACGGCTTCGGCCAACGTAAAGACGATGGCGGGCAAGCTGAAGGGCATTTTTGTGTCTGCCGCCAGCGGGACGCCAACGATTACGGTCTATAACAGCGCTGCTGCTACCACGACCGATACGCTGTTGGGTGTGTTTACCCCAACTGCTGCTACTAGCTACACGTTTACGGGCGATGAAGGCGGGGTGTCTTTCAGTTCTGGCTTGTACATTGTGATCAGCGGAACTGTCGCTGCAACGGTGTTTTTCGAGTAAAGCATGGCAAATACGACGATTACAGGTTTACCGGCGGCGACTACCCCGCTCGCGGGGACCGAAGTCGTTCCTATTGTCCAAGGCGGTGTAACCAA